TCACAATAAATAATTGCGTAATAAGTAATTGTATTGTTGTATAGAAAAACTATAGATATAAAGCCATCGGAGCTGATACAAATAGAGGTTTCGGTGGCTTATTCTTGTATTATTATAAAAGGTATCATCGATGCATGCTTCGATGATACCTTTTGACCCTTTAATCATAATATTGTTGTACGTATCAAAATTTCAGGTATTATGAAAAAAATAAGCAGGTATATGTTTTTGTTGTAGTACCATAGTACTTTTACAAGGTCATTTATTCGTTAAACTGATATATGTTTCACGAAAGCGTTTTTCGACCGGTCTGCAGGTCGAAAATCGGGGAAGCGGTAGTTGACAGCGCCCGACATTCGTTCTCCCGTCGGAGGGCGCTTGACCGTCAACTATTTGTGAAATACTTGTTTGACGAATAGATGACACGATTCTTCTTTCTGCTGTGTTCCTGTTCTCGCAGGCTTCAAGCATTGGTAAGCATCATTTTAATTAAATATAGTGCATTTTAAAATAAAGTGCAATTCGTGAGTTTGTCTTACGGATTGCACTTTTTTTTGTGCATTTAAAGAAAGAGTTGCAACGAGTCAAGGCCTGCGTAAGCAGTGCATTTTAGCCTTGACGCGCCACGACTCAAGACAATTTTGAGCTTGGGGGATTGTCCCCGAAGGGTGGGAATCCCCTTGTTTACAAAAGTCAAAGAGTAGAATTAAAAAGAAAGTAGAGGAAAGAAGAAAAATGGAAAAAAGTACTAATTTTGAGATGTTTGTTGAAGCAAAGCACTATATTGATAAGCACCATGCAGACAACCCAATTGATTTTGTTATCAATGGATATATTTTCTATTACATGTCTGGTCGGTTTCCTAATGCTTTAATGCATGATGTTTGTGATGTTGTTGAAGCTTTGAGAACACATTATATTCATGAATTTTGTGTTATTGATAAAGATTTGTCTGATGATGATGAGGAATTGCCTTTTAAATAATGTCGTTTGATAAGCTGATATATGAAGCGTCTGCATCATTTTTCTATGGACTTATGTCGTTCGGTGAGCGCTTTATTATAACAGTTCGTATCATATAGCCCCCCTGGATTTCGGGGAAGGGGGCGCGATTGTTCTTCTTAGTGCCTGCTTTTTGGCGCTTAGAAGTAACACGCTGGGGATTAGGAATGGTCCCACTGGTATCCCTTAAGGAGGTCTTAAATGAGAATTATTTACGATAGCGTAGAGGGTGTTGCCTACTTGACAATGGCAACATTTCGCACTCATTTTTCATAATCTGATGATTGGCTATAATATCAAAATCCAAGAATTTTATAATGGAGAGGTAAAGTTTTCGATTTATCCCGCTGGAATATATCAAGTTGCCGATAGTGATAAGTCATATGTTGATAATGAGAGGGTAGAAAGAATGTTAAATAAAGATTTAACTACCATGATATACAACCCATTTACTGAAATGTATGAAGAATTGCAAGAGTTTGAAAGCGCAGATATAGAAAAGTTGAGAGCCGAACATTCGGAGCGTGTATCGCTTAATCGTACACGAAATAAAATCCATGAATTAGCGCGGTCGGAAAAATGGGAATACTTTTTCACATTAACGTACGATAGCACTAAAACTGATAGATATGATTTTTCTGAATGTCTCGCGAAGTGTAGAAAATGGCTTAATAATCAGCATGTGAGAAATGCTCCCGATTTGTCATATTTATTCGTACCCGAACAGCATAAAGATGGCGCGTGGCATATGCACGGATTGGTTGCTAACTGCGGAAATATGACGTTTAAGGATAGTGGACATAAAAGCAATGGCAAAGTAGTTTACAACCTTACTGGGTGGAGATATGGTTTTTCTACAGCCACTAAGATACAGGATACATATAAGGCAACAAACTATATTACTAAATACATAACAAAAGAGTTATGCAATGCCACTAAAGGCAGACATAGATATATCGCAAGTAAAAACTTGCATGAGCCTGTGGAGTTAGTATTAAACCTAATTCCAAGCGGTATAGATGTATATTCCCCTCGCCTTGAGCATGATTTTGAAGAATGGCTTAAAAGACAGGCAGAGGAGATAGCAAGAAATCATGGTTATGATTTCAAACACGAAACAGTGATAAATGGTTTTAAAAGAGCCATATATCAAATATATCAATTCAACGAAGAAAGTGAGGAAAAGAAATGAGTGAAAAGAAAAAAGAATTGATTTTACCAGTGTCCATAGAATGTGGTTTTACTACATTGGAGCAAAAAATAATTTTCGAAGCACTTGTAGTGCCGGAGATTAAAAAGGTGCTACTTAAATATGCGCCATTATTAGGATATGCAGGTTTAACAGAAAATACAGAAAGTGAGGAAAACTAAAATGATAAAAGTAGTAGGATTTATCGAAATGAAAAAGAAAGATGGAGTAGTAGTTTTTGTGGAGCAGGACGGAACTGGAGACGTCCACGGCAAGTCTACAGATAAGTTATTTATCTATGAGGACTTAGCGAAAAAGATAACCGATAATGTAATCGGTCATGAGATTAATGTAGCTTATGGTTGCGGATATAATGGCAAAGCCTTTATTTCCGATATTACTATAAAATAAAAAAGAAAGGAGAATATCTATGTTATTAGCAGAGGCAGGTGCAAATTCTATGACAACTGCGGTTGGTTCACTTATGGAAGTTGTTAGTACAGTAATGACAACTATTACTGGAAATTCAATCCTATTAACATTTTTCTGCGCAGGCATCGTTGGAATTTCTATCGGAGTAGTAAAGAAGCTCCGCACAAATTAGTAGTCTGATGCAGGCGGTGGGCGGTGCGGTGCATCGCCCTTTTTGTATCATAAAAAAATGATACTTGTTACACGTTTCGAATTGTTACAATGATATTGCGAAAAACGTTTTATGCTGCGCTGATCCACGATTTTATGAGGGGTTCGGTGCAGCATAAAATCGATTTATTAGAAAGTGAGGACTTATGAAAAAATATGGAAATATTTTGTTTAATAGGAGAGTTGTTATTTTTGTGGTTCTCTTGTTTGTTGCAATTAATATTTTAATACCAAAGCAGTTTATATACGCTGATACTTATTCTTTTGAAAATACTATTACTATTAAAACTACTTATGAAGATACATTTAAAGATAGTCATATTAAATTGTCACATAATATGAAATCGCCTGTTTATTCATTTATTCTCGAGTCTCGTAATACTGTAATTGAGGGTGATAAGTACGCTCATGCTCTCTTTTTTGGCTTTGTTTCGACTGAGGACTTTAGAGGTAAGTGTAGTATGGATTATTCCGATAGTATTTTTGGCGGTAGTCCTTATATAGACAATGGCTATTCTTCTCAAGGTGTATATTTTTTTAATTTTGGGTTAGTTACATTAGGTAAAGAATATCGGTTCTCGGGCTCTAAATCGGATATATTTATGATGTACGATGATAAAGGTTTCTCTCAATGTTTTCCGTCAATTATCAAGTATGTTACTACTGGCGAAAAATCCGATGATATGATAATTGGCGGTTCTGATACTAAACCAACTGCTGTTACTAATGAAAGTATGGGATATTTGCAGGATGTCAAATTAAATCTCTCATATATTACACCGATAAAAGGAGATAGTATTTTTGAAACAACTAATTATCAGATATATTCTGATATGATATATAACTTAAAATGGAATAGTAAAAAAACGTCTACTAATTATGATTTATCTTCGTCATATGTTCAACTATATGCAAAGGCAGAATATAGTAAAAGCGAATACGATAATGTTTCTGCTACTGATTTTATTGACCTTGGTGATTATGAGAAAGCTTCAAAAGGTAAACTTAAATTTTCATTTATGGAGCTTTTTGAAAAATCGAATAATTGTAAGTCGGCTTATTTATCTGCTTTTCCTTTATCTTCTGCTGATTATAAGAATGGTAAATTGCAAGCCTGCTCCGTAACATCTAATATTAAATATAAGTTTTATATTAGAGTATATAAAGGTACTGATAAAGGTCCTTGGCTTTGTGTGTCAGAAAAAGGCTCTCATCATTCTAATGAGTTTGTAAATTCCGGTGTTAAAGTTCCTTTTAATGTGTCTAGTGGTGATTTAGATTCTGATGGTACATATAAACCGGATGGTAATATTAATGAAAATGGAAATGGTATTACTGGTACTGGTACAGATAAAGATGATGCTGATGCTGATACTAATGCTAATGATAAAATACAATCTAAGCATGATTCCTCAAATACTACTTTTGATAAATTAGAAGAGTTTGTTCAGGGCATTGGTGATGTGCCTAAAATGATAGCTGATATATTTTCTTTCTTGCCGTCTTGGTGCCTTGATGTGGTGGGTATTGGCTTTTCCCTTTTGATGATTCTTATTGTTGTTAAATTTATAAGGGGGTAGTTTGTATGCTGTATGATATATATCATAATGTTTGTTTGTTAATCGGTAAGGTGTTAAATATACGTGTGCCCTGGTCGGGTAGTATTCAGCCGACTATAGCGCAGGTAATTGTATTTTCACTTGCAGCTATAGTAATCATTAAATTTATAAGGGGGTTTTTAGAGTGAATATTGATACTACTGAATTATATGAAGCTGTATCAGATACAGAATTAAATAATAGTGAGGTTCAAAATGTCCAGAGTGAAGAAAGTATTTCGCAGGATAGTCAAGAAGATAATACGGAAGTTGTCGCGTTTGACAACTCGTCTCCTGCGGTTGGCTCTACTGTTCAGACTGTAGATTATACAGAAAAATTAGACTCAATTGTAAATGATGTTCATATAATTATGTTCATCTTATTGTTTTCATTTTGTTGGTCTTGTATGAAGTCATGGCGCACTCATAGTTTAAAGGGGGTTAGAAAGTAATGGATGCTATAGTTAATTTGATTGTTGGTAGTTCTACCACATTGGATGTATATGTTATTGTCAGGCTGATTGTTGTTATGATTGCACTGGAGTTATTTGCTACGGCCTGCGGTTTCCTCGGAGGTATGAAATAATATGGGATTTTTAATTTTTCTTGGTTTCCTGCTCTTGTTGTGGCTTTCGGTCATTTGTAGAATTGTTTTTCTGCATCCAGTAAGTACAATTGTATATGCAGTTAAAGATTTCTATTTTTGGATTAGACATAAAGGCTATAATTTTTATGAAGCAGGGCTTTTAAATTGTTACTGCGCACATTTTGGTGGTGGAAAAACACTTTCTATTGTGCATTACGTGACCATGATTTTTAATAGATATAACAATAAAATGGTGTGGGATAGAAGTAGAAAGAAATTTGTAAGACAGAAAATTCATGTGATTAGTAACGTGGATTTTAAGAGTATTCCATATGAACCGCTTGCCAGTCTGTCGCAGGTCGTTTGCTGTGCGTACAAAAATAAAGATATTGACATAAAAAATAACACAAGGACAGTAGTAATAGTGGTGCTTGATGAAGCTTCGGCGCAGCTCAATAGCAGGAATTTTAAAACTAATATTGATGCTTCATTTTTGAATACTCTTATAACGTCTCGTCATTATCATATATCTTTTATGTACAGCTCTCAAAAATTCAAATTGACAGATGCTTTGATGCGTTCTGTTACACAAAAATGCATCAACTGTGAAAAGATATGGCGGTTTCTGATACAAAATGAGTATGATGCTGATGAGGTAGAATATGCAAGCAACCCGACTCTTATAAAACCACGTAAACGTACTGGATTCCTTATTAAAGATAAAGATTACAATGCATATGACACATTGGCAGTTGTCGATAAACTTAAAAAGTCTGTTGATGACGGTGACATGATGAGCGAAGAGGAAATTTTGACAATGAGGGGTGAAATGAATCCCGATAATGACCTGGTTTTGCATCGTAGTAGGCGGTTGAAAAAGTTAATGAAATAGTGTAAAATCAAAATCAAAAAAGGTTGGTGTATTATGAAAACTTTTAAAGATTGGGTTTTATTTCTCTTGGTTGTAGGTCTTGTTTTATGCTTTATTTATGTTCATACTTTAAGTATGCGTATTGATTCTTTAGAATCTGATAATGGTAATTATGGTATTGTTACTGTTACTGAAAATGAATGAGTGTGTGTTCCGCGCTCAAGCTTGCTAGCGCGAAACACACAACAAAATGCACAAAATAACAAATTGAAAAGGCTCTGATCCACGTTGGTTCAGAGCCTTTTGTTGTGCAATATTCACAAAAAAATAATAAAGTATTTACAAACACATGTTCTTGTGATAAGGTCTTATCAAGACAAGTTAATACGGATTGCATCAAATCAAGATGTACTATGTCGTTCGATAAGAACGATTTAAATTAAAAGGTCATTTATTCGTTAAACTTAGATTTAGCGAATAAATGTGTGCCGCAAAAAAATAGTACCGCTCCGCTTGCAGTACATACCTCGTCCTTTAATACACTGCTTCCTTTGTCAATGTCTGTTAATGACTGGAATTTTCTACATCTGTTATTTTTCAGATATTTTATATTATTAAACACAAAAAGACGGTTGAAAAATTATCCGTCTTATATTATAATCGAGATAAAGAAAGAGTTGATCGGATATAAAACTTCCGATTGCCTCAGTAGATAAAAATCTTAATTAAGAAATAGCACTACTTTGGTCGGTGGGTGCTATTTTCTTTTATTGTGTCCATCTATGTATGCCAGTGCAGTAAAGATTACAAGCAACAAAGTTAATACTTCCATTGTGTTCATGATTACCACGCCTCCTCTCCATCCGGACATAAACAGCATGTCCTTCTGTACTAGGGGCAACCGAAAAATCACACCCGACTCTTTCCCTATTCGATTATGAAGGTATTATAACAGATTGTGAAGCTCATCTCAATTACAAGCTTTGAAATTTTATAAAAAGACGGTTGAAAAATCAGCCGTCTTTTATATTTGA